GCCCACTAACATTAGTATGTTTTTTAGCATCTGTGGCTTTCCCTTTAGCCCCTTATAAGCCCTCCCCTACATACTCCCTCAGCAAGCCCTCAGAACACCCTCAGCAAGCCCTCAGAGCCTGCACCTAAGGCATGCCCTCAGGGATGCCCTCAGAACAGCCTCAGAGCCCGCCCGAAACACCCAGGAAAATGCTTAAAAATTAAGCATCTGTGCCTTTCATCGTAGCGTCAGCCACACTAAAAACGCTCGTAAGTTGTTGATTTCATTGAACATTCCAAAATAGTTCATCTTTTTTCTTGACAATCCCACATTCGGGAAAATACTTGATGTAGAATTGATGCCAAGCCGGACAAATTCACCGGCCCAACCTCGGGGCAACTGTCCCACATTAGAGAGAATCCCACATCATGCTAAAAATGCCATCAACCCTCCTTGCAATAGATACCAATGCTAAAACGGTGAAAGGCCAGAAACTAGGTTATATGACGGGTATATTATATCTAGCCCCTTATAATATATCGGGTCATCAAGTATGTGCAATGGCAGAGATTGCCGGATGTATTAAGGCATGCCTATATTCCGCCGGACGGGGTGCATTTAATAGCGTCCAACAATCCCGTATTAATAAAACCAATATATTCTTTGAATATCGCGCTGAGTTTATGATTAAATTGGTTAAGGATATTATCAAGCTTCGCAATAAGGCTATTAAGAACGGATTTATTCCATTGGTGCGCTTGAATGGTACATCCGATATTAAATGGGAGAATATATCGTTTGTATATGATGGCGTGGAATATGCCAATATCATGGAATACTTTCCCGATATTACATTTTATGATTATACTAAACTGGCTAATCGCCGTGATATACCCGCTAATTACGATTTGACATTCTCATATTCGGGAGTATTGCAATATCAAAAGTATGTCAATATCGCAAAGGCTGCGGGTATGCGTATTGCCGTAGTATTCCGGCGCGAGAAAGATATTCCCGCAAAGTTTCTCGGGATGGAATGTATCGGTGGTGATAACTCAGATATTCGCCACGCAGAGCCTAAGGGTGTAGTAGTAGCATTATATGCAAAGGGTAAAGCCAAAAACGATATGACGGGTTTTGTAGTAGACGCAAAACCATCATTCGCCCTTATTGCGGCTTGATACTCCCACAATCGATATATTCCCACAGTACAGCGCCAGTATGAGGCCCTTAAGGGGGTTTCATGCGGGGATTGTCCCGACATTAAGGAGATATTAATTATGAACGAATATGCGATTCGACTGCTATCAGAAACTGGAACTATATATTTTGAAGTATCTGCCCATTGTGAAGATGAGGCGCTAGATATTGCCACAGAGAATGCCGAAGATTATCTCAATTTCACTATCGAACAAATTAGTTAATACCATGAAAATTCAACCATTAAATTGCGGTGTTAAGTCAGTATCTGAAAAGAATGATTGCACTGTCCGCGCCCTTGCCAATGCCGCAAATCTTGATTATGAGAAAGCCCACGGGTTACTGGCTAAACATGGCCGTCCAGCATGCCGTGGCGCATTGTGTCGCACATCCCACGCTGCATATATTGAGGCGGGGCTGGAGTTAATCGGGGTTTTCGGAGTTACTCACCGAGCCGCCATCCTGTCCCGCATTGCATCCCGCCCACGCTCTGCCGGAATGACTCTGTCCCGAGTATTGCCGCGCCTTAATTCTGGCCGCTATGTCGTCTTAGTAACTGGCCATGCCCTTGCAGTTATTAACGGTCAAGTTATTGACAGTTTCGCCAGTAGTGGCGGTAAGTCAGTGTTCGCTATTTATAAAGTTTAAAGGAATATCCAATGTCTATTCGTGAATGTCTTGAGTCCCTGATTATCGGCCTCGTTCTTATCTCCCCATTACTTATTCAATTCATTATCAAAGGTTAATGCCATGAAATTTATCTCCCGCGACAAAAAGCAAGACCTTGAAGTTTGGGCTCTATTTAATCCAGATACAGACGGCTGGATGTTATTCGCAGATGAGGATGCAGTGGCCTATATCGGGGAGGCCGATAACTTGGCCCATGCCCATCAATTAGCCAAGCTGTGGTTTGAAGACCGCGCCTCTTATTAATTAATTAATCCCAAGGAATATATCATGAAAGTTACTCAAGGCTACGGCATCAATATCGACAAGGTTATTGTCTCCCTTTGTGATTACTCGGGCCGCTGGCCTTCAGAGTATGCAACGAATGGCTATACAGTTATTCAGCTTGACCTTAAACATGGCGATGATTGCACCAATGTCGCCAAGTCCATCAAGGATATCTGGAGTGCCACCGGAAGCATTTTCCCTGAGATTGTCGGAGTATTGGCCGCGCCAGTATGTACAGATTTCAGTGTCTCAGGCGCTCAATACTGGCCCGCAAAGGATGCCGATGGAACAACTGCCCGTAGTTTGCTGCTGCTTGATTCGTGCATCGAGATAATCAAGCAACTAGAACCCCAGTGGTGGGCTTTGGAGAATCCTGTAGGCCGTCTGAAATCTTTGCGCCCATCTCTCCCATTTGTGGGATGGTTTCAGCCACACCATTATGCCGGACTTGATATTACTGGTGAATCTCAGTACACCAAAAAGACCGGCCTGTGGGGCACTTTGAATATGCCCGAGCAAGTCACCCACAACATGGAGCCGGTTCGTACATGCCCGCAGGGTTCATGGCTCCAGCGGCTTGGCGGCAAGTCTGAGCGCACCAAGGAGCTACGCAGCATGACCCCGCTGGGCTTCGCTAAAGCCTTCACCTACGCCAACCCCTAAGCCATGCCTGTAGAGCCTCTGGCGGGGCTTTATGGGGATGCCTTCAGCGTCCGTTTTACTTTACAACTTCAGAGGAACTTATGACACGCACAACCTACTACGGGGCTAACGTCCGTATCGAGCGCCGAGGCATGGGCCTTGATGGCTCCCTTGTGGTCCAACGGGCCAACCATGTCGGCGGTGGCTGGATTGATGACCGGACGTTCTACGAGTCGGCCAGCTACTGCTACACCGAGGCCAAGAGCTATGCGGGGGCGCTTGCCGCAAAGATATGGGCTACACCCACACAATGTAAGGCCACCACCTAACTTGTAGACGCGATCCCAACAGTGCCGCACAATGCTACTCGGAATGACAATGTTCCGAAAGTGATAAACTCTCTACCTAAAAATGGGGTGGCACTGCTGACTTTACAAGAATGTTCCCCCCCACCCGAAAGCGTCAATTGATATCCTTTAAGATTTATGAGTTCGATGTACTCATCGTCAATAACCCGCTATTTGAAAATAACCCTTACTGGGAAATAATCCTACATACTGATACTGATACTGAATACTTTATCGGCCCACTGAATATCATTATATCAAACATTGGAAAACGTAATGAAAACGCTAGACGGAAAAACATTAGAGAAACTACACAAACTCGGTAGAGTACTCAATGCATTTAGAATGCTCGACACTGATATGACCATTGGGGAATGTATCTCGTTGATACAGATTGCCAACGGCATGACAGATGACGGTAGCGGCATCACAGTCACTGAATTAAGCACCGCCTGTGATTTCCCCCTGTCCTCAACATCCCGATATACCATTAAGTTGGCGGGTAAAGCAAAGGGTGGGGATGGGTCAAATGCACTTATATCCAATAATCGCAGCCCAACGAGTGATCGCACAAAGGAACTCCGCTTGACACCCCGTGGGAAACTCCTGATCGAACAACTCACAGCAATGATTGACTGACATGGCAATATACAAAAACGGTGATAAGTTCATGGCCTCTTTTGGGGCCGGTGAAAACCGCAAGCGCTCTAACCACAGCACAGAGGAAGCGGCGCAAGCATGGCTGACAGAGCAGGAAGCCAGGCGGTCATCTGAAGTGGCTCTCAAGGCCGCTGCTGCCCCTGTGTCTAATGTCTGGACTCTTCAGAAAGCCTTTGATCACACCTTGAAGCACCACTGGACTGCTGGTGGTGGTGTTCGCAAATCAATAGTTAATGCTAACTTTGCTTTGCATTTCTTTGGTGAAGATACTCTCATAGACAAGATTGATTCAAAGGCAGTTCTATCCTATATGGAGTGGTTGATGGAAGAGCATGAGAACTCCCCTGCCACCTTGAATAAGAAACTCTCGAATCTCAGCGTGATACTCACAAACGCTTTGGACATTGGTGGCATTGAGAATCTCCCGAGACTCAAGCGATACACCGAAGCAACCAAGACACCCCACTGGTTCACTGATTCAGATGAGGTTGAAATGCTGCGGATTGCCGAGAAGTTTGGATACCCTGAACTGCGTGACTTCATTATTCTCGGGTTTGATACGGGCATGCGCCGGATGGAAATGCTTGGCCTTGCAATGGCTGATCTGCATAATGGAAACCTATTGCTTCACGCCGACCAGACCAAGAGCAAGAAGGCCCGAGCAGTGCGAAGCACCCCTCGCGTGAAGGCCCTGTTTGAGGCCCGTCCTGCCGGTCAGCGGATGCTCTTCAAGGAACTCACTGAGTCCGTCCTGCGGAAGCAGTGGACAGAGCTTCGTGAAGCCATGAAACGCAGTGATGACCCGTTCTTCATCCCGCACACAATGCGCCACACCTGTGCCACCCGCATGATCAGCGGCGGGGCCAGAATGAAGGCTGTGCAGGCATGGCTGGGCCACGGTGTGATGCAGTCCACGATGGTCTACTCACACCTAGAACCTGGACAGATGGACGGTTGCCTTGAGGCTCTGGTGAACCGTCAAGTTGGTGCATAATATGAGCCGTGCCCCTGTGGTGAAATTGGTAGACACGCCTGACTCAAAATCAGGTGCTTCGCGGCGTACTGGTTCGATTCCGGTCAGGGGCACCACCCACCCAACAAAACGAAATTCTGCTCTCAGCATGAGGGCTTTTGCTCGTTCATTCGGCGCGGAATCCCGTGCCACATTGCCGTGCCACAATGCCACAATGACCACTGGCACGGGTGGCACGAAAACTCCCGCATCGGAGAGTCTGGTAACTGGTTACGGAAAAACTCTATATGAATCAACGGTGTTATGCGCCACTACCAATCTTGGTTTCGTGCCACATCATGGAGGAAAGGACTCAAAATCCCCAGTCAACGTCCCCATCAACACTCCCACATCATATACTTTCCCTGATATAATAGACATCATCCTTATGGGTTTTACCTCTGAGGAAGGGCTTTCCTTTGTCTCGTCAATCCACGATATGGTTTTGAACGTGACAAAGGAAATTCCAGTAGCTTGCATTCTTGTAACTCAAAAATGTGGCACGGAGTGGCACGACCCTGTGGCACGGTCCCTGTTTCACAAGCAGTTGCCGACCACCCTGAACTTCACCCCTTTGAGAGGGGAAATCCTTTCAGGACACCTAAGGAGAACCCTAAAGAAACCATCTTAAGAAACCATCTATTGATACAACCAAACAAGATACCTATAGATCTCCAATGACCTCCTTACCACTACCCAAAGGACTCCTTATGACTACCACCCAAGACTCCCTCATTGACGTTCAACTTCGACTTGAAGCTGAGATGACCACCCGAGGCATTGAGCGCTACATGAAACAAGTAGCTGACGCCAAGCAGACGGGCACAGAAGACAAGCTGGCCGCTGCCCAGACCCTGATGACCAACCACACCGCAAAGCTTGAAGCAGCCCTGTCTGAGTGGCTTGCAGAGGCATCCCAAGGCGTTGCAGGCAACCGCAACATTGCCTACCAGTACCTGAAGGACTTGAAGCCATCGATGGTGGCCTATGTGACCCTGAAGAAGCTCTTGAGCCGAGTGTCTGTGCCTGTGATGATCCAGGGCGCAGCCGGTCAGCTTGGTACAGCCATTGAAGATGAAATCAAGCTGGACAAGGTCCGTGAAGATGAGCGCAAGACCTACGAGTCCATCGTGCGGGGCACCAAGAAGCGAGTTAGTGACCACTACAAAAAGGTCTACGCCATGCGCCGTGCCTCCGAGGCCGTGGAGCTTGACCAGTGGGCTGAAGTGGACCGAGTCCATGTCGGCATGAAACTCATTGGACTGGCAATTGAAACTCTCGGCTGGTTCACTATCGAAACTCGCTCGAATGGCCGCAAGGACACCAAGAAATATCTGGTGGCTGATACAGCGCTGTTGGAGCAGATCGAGAATAACCACCACCTGACCTCAATGATGCGTCCGGTCTACGAGCCGATGGTTGTGCAGCCCCGCGATTGGACAAACCCGTATGACGGGGGTTATCTCTCGTCCGATATTCGCCCTATCAAGATGGTGAAGATCTCATCAAAAGGATATTACGAAGAGTTGGAAACTACTGAGATGCCGGTGGTTTACTCCGCAGTTAATGCCCTTCAGCGCACAGCTTGGCAAGTAAATACCAAGGTGCTGAATATCCTGACTCAGTTCTGGGAACTCGGTCATGCACAGGCTGGACTCCCATCCCGCCTCGGCCAGGATATGCCAGTCAAGCCATTCGATATTGATACCAACGAAGAAGCCTTAAAGGATTGGAAGAATAAAACCTCCAAAGCCCACCAGCAGAACACTATGGAGCGAAGCAAGCGGGTCAGCGTGTCGTTCTGCATTAATGTGGCGACTCGGTATAACACTTACTCCAAGATATTCATGCCTTACCAGCTGGATTTCCGTGGCCGCATTTACTCGGTGCCTGCATTCAACCCGCAAGGCCCTGATTACATGAAGGCCCTCCTGCGATTCTCCGTAGGCAAACCACTCGGTGCCAATGGTGCCCAGTGGCTGGCTATGCAGGGCTCCAACGTGGCTGGCAATGACAAGTGTTCGCTTGAAGACCGTGTGAAGTGGGTCATGGATAACGAGGATGCAATCTTGGCCTGTGCCGCTGACCCAATCTCCAACCGAGGCTGGTGTACAGAGATCAATGGCCAGGTTATTGATAAGCCTTGGCAGTTTCTGGCCTTCTGCTTTGAGTGGGCAGGCTTCGTAGAGTTTGGAGAATCTTTTGTGTCGAAGATTGCAGTGGCACTTGACGGTAGCTGCTCTGGACTTCAGCACTTCTCTGCCCTGCTGCGAGATAACCAAGGTGGAGCAGCAGTTAATCTGGTTCCCTCAGACACCCCACAGGATGTCTATGGACTCGTTGCGGAGAAGGTGAATCTCTCTCTTAAGGCCCTTGTTGCGTCTGGACTCTCCCAAGAACGGGATGATCCCATCGACATGGCGCGGCAGTGGCTGGAGTTTGGCGTTGACCGCAAGGTCTGCAAACGTGCAGTGATGACACTGAGCTACGGCTCGACACAGTACGGATTCAAAGACCAGCTTCTGGACGATGTGCTGACCCCTGCGTTTTCCAAAGCGGCTGCTGCTGCCCAACGGGGCGAGACTGTAGGCACCACCCTGCCCTTCACAGGTGACGGCTACCGTGCTGCCCTGTTCATGGCTGCGGAGATCTGGCAGGCAGTGACCAAGACCTTGGTGAAGTCTGTTGAGGCCATGACATGGCTTCAGAAGGCTGCATCTGCGGTGTCTGCGGAGGGTCTGCCGATCCGCTGGTCCACCCCTGTTGGTTTCCCCGTCATGCAAGCCTACTGGGATGTCAAGGAGCGCCGCATCAGCACCACCCTGCAAGGGGGCCTCATCAAGGTCACCTTGGGTGAGCGCACCGATGTGCTGGACAAGCGCCACCAGACCAACGGCATCAGCCCGAATGTCGTTCACTCGCTGGACGCCAGCCACATGATGCTGACCACGGTCAGGGCAGAGCAAGAGGGCATCAAGTCCTTCGCCATGATCCATGACAGCTTTGGAACCACCGCAGCTGAGACTGAAGACCTCTTCAGAATCGTGCGGGAAGCCTTCGTTGAGATGTACAGGGATGTTGATGTGCTTGAGAACTTCCGTGGGGAAATCCTGCGGCAGTTGAGCCCAGAGGCGGCACTGGAACTTCCAGAGCTACCAGCACCAGGAACACTGGACCTAGATGGTGTCCTGCACTCGAAGTTTTGTTTCGCCTAAACACTCTCAGATACGGGACTCTCTTCCAAATTGGAGAGAGTTCCCACTCTGGAAGAGCGTTGATTTCATTGAGGAATCCTTTCAGGACACCTAAGGAAATCCCTACACCGATTCCAAACAACCTCCTCGGCTTCGGCTGGGGTTCTTTGACAGTTAAACGAGAACACAACATGAACACAGCAGCAATCTTCGACATCTCCGCAGGGGTTGTCGCCAAGGGCCAACGAGCTTGGACACAGATCAAGGCAACAGCAGAGGAGCAACGAATCCTATGGCTTGAGATCGGCAACGCCCTCTCCGTTGGGAAGTACCAGAACCCAAGCAACCAAGCGTTCGGCAAGTGGTGCAAGCAGACCGGCTTCGACATGGCAGCACCTGTTCGCTCAGATGCGATTTGGTTTGCGGCGTCTTACAACGCTTGTAAGACGGCACCTCCCGAAATCAGCCACCCAACCACCCTCCGCAGTTGGGTACGGGAGCAAGAGTACGAAGCAGCACTCCCCGCAGACCTCCAAGACATCCAGCCTGAGACCGTCACTGTCCTCAACCCTAGCGAGGGTGGCCGTGTAGCCAAGCTGGCTCGCCGCGACAAACGCGGTGGCGAGGGTTCTGACATTGCAAAGAAGCACTTAGCTGCCATTGCAAAGAAGCACCACACCACTGTTGAAGAACTCACTGAGGCATCTAAGGCCGCAGCCCCCGAGATCTTTTTTGAGTTTGGCCCAGCCCAAGTCAAAGCAGTTGAAGACCTGTATTCCAGCCAACGAAACACCGTGACCGCGATGGAAGCCTATGGCTTTTCCCGCGAAGAGATCAAGAACGTATTCCTCAAATTTGCAGCAACTATTTAAGAGCCATCACATGACATCAATCAACACCACCTCCGCCTTCACAACAAAACCTGAAGCCCAGCGCCTGCTCACTATGGAACAGATCATTGCCAACGCAGTCCACACCATCGTGGTCGAGCGGGACACCATGACATTCAACCAGCGGGGCATTGAGCCAACGCTGCCAGATGAAATCACTTTGAAAGAGTGGACTGAGTTGATGGCACTCCGCATCACCAAGCGCGGCCACCGCATTCGGCTGGGCCAGCTTGCTGCCTCCTTCTCCTTGGCCGCTGGCCGACCAATCCTGTACGGGAGCGGCTCTGGCAAGCCCCGCCTTCATGCGGTCTCTTCACTGAAACGAGCAATGGAAGCGATGGGTCTGTGAGAGGAGAAATCCTTTCAGGACACCTAAGGAAATCCCTACACCGATTCCGCCTCCCCCGCCTCACGGCTCGGGAGGTTTTCTTTCGCCCATTTTTTGAGAACACCACATGACCTACGAATCCCCCCTCGGCCAAGCCATCAACCTTTTGCGCAACGGCTTCCGCCTCCCGATTTCCCTTATCGCAGCCCTCCGTGAACAGGGCTACGACATCCCCTCGCTGCACACAGCACACCTCAATCAGAAAGCTTAAACATCATGGCTACCCAGTTCATCAAACGCCCTTCCTTCACCAGCCCTGCTGGCTCGTTCAAATTCCCCTCGCTGTCCAAGCCTGACTTCGGCAACGTCAAGTTCCCCAAGCCAGACGGCGAGTTCAAGACCGGCCTGGTTGTCAGCCGTGCGCTGGCCCAGCCCCTGATTGACAAGCTGATGCCCGAGTGGGAAGCAGCCATCAAGGAAGGCCAGATCGAGTTCGACAAGCTCCCGCTGCCGACCCGCAAGAAGATGGGCGAGTTGAAGGAGCAGATGTTCTTTCAGGAAGAGTACGACCCTGAGACCGAGGAAGAGACCGGCAACGTGATCTTCAACATGAAGACAAAGTACGGCATCTTGGACCGCAAGACAGGCGAGAAGCGCTTCAACAAGATCGGCCTGTTCGATTCCAAAGGCGCTCCACTCGCAGCCGGTACGGCCATCTATGGCGGCACTGTGGGCAAGCTGGCATTCCAAGCTGCCCCCTACTTCGTTGCAGGCCAAGGCATGGCGGGCATCTCTCTGCGCTTGAGTGCTGTTCAGGTCATCGATCTGGTTGGCCCAGGCTCACGCACTGCTGCCCAGCACGGCTTCGGTAAAGAGGACGGTTATGAGGCATCTGAAGAAGATGCTGAGACACCGTTTGCTGAAGCGAAATCTACCGCACCGGCAAATGGCGACTCAGACGATTTCTAAATCGAGGATCGCACTCTCTGAGAAACAAGTTGGACTGAAGCATGGCTTCCGGTCTGGCTTGGAAGAGGCCCTCGCTGCACAACTACAAGCGGCGGGGGTCACGTTCACCTACGAGTCCTTCAAGATTCCCTTCACTGAGCCAGCGAAGAAACGCAACTACACCCCTGACTTCCAACTTCCCAACGGGATCGTTGTGGAGACCAAGGGCCGGTTCCTTACTGCTGATCGTCAGAAACATCTGATGGTCCAAGCACAGCACCCTGAGTACGACATCCGCTTTGTCTTCTCCTCCTCCAAACAAAAGATCTCAAAGAGATCGCCCACTAGCTACGCCGATTGGTGTCTGAAGTACGGCTTTAAGTACGCAGACAAGACAGTCCCCGCAGCGTGGATCAATGAAAGTAAACCATGAATTACCCAGAAATTTTCCATACTGTTTCCTTCGACATCATTAATGACGGTGAAGTTGAGATGCCCCACATGGGTGGGGTTGTTGGCGTGGCTCTTGATGACGAAGACGGCACCGTCATGCTGACCATCCATGGGCAATGGTTCTGCCGCCGCGACCTCCTTGAACTCGCAAGCATCCTGTGCCGCATTGCAGCCACGATGGAGCCGGAAGAAGAAGCTGAAGAGGACGAAGAGTGACTCCAGGTTTAACCGCTCGGAAACGCACTGAGTACATAGCTGTCCACTGTTCGGCATCCAAGCCTGACCCATCAACGGATGCCAAGGTCATTGACCGCTGGCACCGTCAACGGGGCTTCCTGATGATCGGCTACCACTACGTCATCAAGACTGATGGCACGGTGGAGGTGGGCCGAGATGAGGACGCCATTGGTGCCCACGTTACCGGCTTCAACTCCGTGAGCATTGGCATCTGCATGGTGGGTGGAGTTGATGAGAACGGCCCCACAGGCAAGCCGGTGAACAACTTCACTGATGCCCAGTTTGACTCCCTTGCGAAGCTCCTGAAGCAACTCAAGGACAAGTACCCCCTCGGCCAGATTCAAGGCCACAGAGATTTTCCAAACGTAGCCAAAGCCTGTCCGTCATTTGATGTGAAGGCTTGGGCAAAGAAAGCACTTGCATGAAATTTCGTTCACACCACACAACCACAACTGATCGCATTGCCATTGGTGCATCCGCACTCACAGTGTTCGCGGCCATCGGGCTGATCTGCGCTGGCGTAGCTGGCTGGGTTTTAAACCTTATCGCACTGGTTGGAATGCTTGACGGCGGCATCACAGCGATGTTCGTTGCCCGCCTTGTGGGTGTCTTCGTGGCACCCCTCGGCTCAATCCTCGGGTTGTTCTTCTGATGTCCAAGGAACCCTCTCACTTCCTGTTTCATGTCCCGTGTGGTGAGTGTGGTTCCTCGGACGCCAACTCTCTCTACTCGGATAACCATCAACACTGCTTCGCTTGCGATAACCATGTGGCTGCTGATGGGAACACACCACAGCAACAGACAACCACACGCAGGTCAATGGGCCTCATCTCTGGTGAATACCAAGACCTCATCAGGCGTGGCATCAAGGAGGAGACCTGTCGCTTCTTTGGATACCAAGTAGGCATGGCTCGTAAGAAGGGTCAGGACGAAGAGTCCAAGGTACAGATCGCTCCGTACTTCAATGCTGCCGGTGAGATGGTTGCCCAGAAGATTCGCTTTGCTGACAAGAACTTCTCAATCTTCGGAGACCTCAAGGAATCCACTGGCTTCTTTGGCTCACGCCATTGGGGCGGTGGCAAGAAGATCGTCATCACTGAGGGTGAGATTGATTGCATGACTGTGTCACAGATGCAGTCCAACAAATGGCCCGTCATCAGCGTACCTAACGGTGCCCAAGGTGCAGCCAAGGCAATCAAGGAACACCTCCAGTACTTCGATGCATTTGAAGAAGTCATCCTGATGTTCGACATGGATGAGCCTGGGACCAAAGCCGCACAGGAATGTGCTGGCCTCTTTGCTCCTGGCAAATGCAAGATCGCAAGCCTCTCCATGAAAGACCCTAACGAGTTGCTCATGGCAGGCAATGGTGAGCAGATCGTGAGTGCCATCTGGCAGGCCAAAGCTTTCCGACCTGATGGTCTGGTTGGCGTGTCTGACCTGATGGAAGAACTGAACAAAGACATTGAGCAGGGCCTACCTTGGTTCCTGCCCTCATTAACGAAACTAACTTTTGGACGCAGACATGGCGAAATTTACGGGCTCGGCGCGGGTACGGGTATTGGAAAGACAGATGTCTTTACACAACAGATCGCGTTTGATATTGAAACGCTCGGGGAGCGGGTTGGCCTTGTGTTCCTTGAGCAGCAGCCAACAGAGACTGTCACTCGCGTGGCTGGAAAGCTTGCGGGTAAACGCTTTCATGTACCTGATGGGACTTGGACGAAAGAAGAAAGAAACGAGTGGGTACTTAAGCTGGACGGTAAGGTAACCCTCTACGACAACTTCGGTGAGACCGAGTGGTCTGTGGTGGCCTCAAAGATCCGCTACATGGCAGTCTCTGAGGGCATCAGGATCTTCTACATCGATCACCTGACTGCAATGGCAGACACGGCTGATGAGCGTGGGAGTCTTGAACAGATTATGAAAGAGATGGCATCACTTGCGAAAGCATTGAAGGTCATCATCCACTTCATCTCTCACCTTGCCACACCTGATGGCAAGAGCCATGAAGAGGGCGGTCATGTATCGATGCGCCACTTCAAGGGTGCCCGTGCCATTGGCTTCTGGACCCACTTTGCATTTGGCCTTGAGAGAAACCAGCAGTCTGAGGATGCACAGGAGCGTCAGACAACAACCCTACGAGTACTCAAGGATCGCTATACAGGCCAATCAACAGGCCAGTTGATCTACCTTGGCTATGACACCACCACTGGACTCCTGTTTGAAACAGTAATGCCAGCCGAACAAAAACCTTTTGAAACTACGGATTTCTAAATGAACATGAACCTCACCCCCCAAGCCTCGATCATCCTTGCCCACATGGAACACACCGGCTCCATCACCCAGCGTGAGGCCATGCTGGACCACTCGGTGCAGTCCCTTACTCGCCGCATCACTGAGCTTCAAGACAAGGGCTATCCGATCAACCGTGAGGACAAGCGCCACCCCCTGACGGGCCAACGCTACGCACGGTACTCGCTGGCTTCAGCGTGAACGTACTCCTCAACTGGGCTACACCAGAGGCTGATGCCAAGGTGGCCTACATGGCCCGTGTGTCCAACCCCGCCAACCAGAGCAACGAGGCCATCAGTGGTCTCCTGAACTTCTGTATGCGGGAGGGCCATGTGAGTCCCTTTGAGATGGCGAATGTGTGCCTTGAGATCAACACCACCCGAGATATAGGTAGGCAGATCTTGAGGCACCGCAGCTTCTCCTTCCAGGAATTCTCTCAACGCTACGCAAGCACCGATGTTCTGCCCCTCGCAGAGCTTCGTGAGTGCCGCATTCAGGACAAGGTCAACCGACAGAACTCCTTCCCTAACAAGGAGTTGTACCTCGGTAGCTGGTGGGCACACGCACAGGGTCAGGTCGAACAACTATCAAACGACCTGTATCTCCAAGCGTTATCCCGTGGGATTGCCAAGGAGCAAGCCCGTGCCCTCCTGCCTGAAGGCTTAACAACCTCCCGCATGTACATGAACGGAACTCTCCGCTCATGGATTCATTACCTCAAGTCAAGGCTTGACCCATCAACCCAAAAAGAACACCGCCTCATTGCTCAACAGGCCCTTACGGTTATCCGTACTGTGGCCCCTGTGACTATGGAGGCGTTCTTCCCTGAAGAAAAAGAATGACTCCCTCCCTCCGTGCCCAAGTAATTACACGCCGAACATACAACCGACCCCTACCTGAAGGTGGCTTTGAATCCTGGGACCAGACCGTTGACCGAGTAATCGGCCACCAATCATGGCTGTGGAACCGTGCTGACCAGATGGCAACCGGCGTTGGCGCTGATGCTGAACTCGCTGAACTCCGTCAGTTGATGATGGACCGCAAGGTGCTGACCTCTGGCCGCACCCTGTGGCTGGGCGGTACTGAGGTAGCCAAGAAGCGTGAAGCCAGCCAGTTCAACTGCTCGTTCACCAACGTGGAAACAGTGATGGACTGTGTCGATGTCTTGTGGCTCTTGCTGCAAGGTTGCGGCGTTGGCTTCCGTCCAATCATTGGTCAACTCACCGGCTATTCAAAACCGATGGAGAAGCTGACCATCATCCGCAGCACCCGCACAGCCAAGGGCGGCAATCCCGACAACGTGGAGACCTTCAAAGATGGAGTCTGGACAATCAAAGTTGGTGACTCCGCAGAAGCATGGGCCAAGTCAGTCGGTAAGCTGGTCGCTCATAAGTTTTCCGCCAGTGAACTTGTACTTGATTTCTCCGAGATACGTCCGGCAGGAGATCGCCTTGCAGGCTACGGCTGGATCAGTTCAGGTGACACCTCACTCGCTGCTGCCTACACAGCAATCCACGCCATCCTGAATCGCCGTGCGGGTTCTCTCTTGAACCGCATGGACATCCTTGATCTGGTCAACTGGATGGGCACTGTGCTGTCCTCACGCCGCTCTGCTGAGATCGCACTGTTTGAGTACGGTGAAGATGAGTGGGAACAGTTTGCTGTGGCGAAGGATCAGTTCTGGATCAACAACCCACAACGGGCACAGTCCAACAACTCCCTGCTGTTTACGCATAAGCCGACCCTCTCAGATCTGGGAGGAATCTTCAAGCTGATGGTTGACAGCGGTGGTTCAGAGCCAGGTTTTATCAACGGACAGGCTGCGGTCAAACGTGCCCCGTGGATGAAAGGTGTAAATCCATGCGCGGAAATTCTGCTCGGAAATAAGAGCTTTTGCAATTTAACTGAAGTAGATCTGCATAAGTTCCACGGTGACTCCGCCGGTCTCCGCCGTGCTGTTCATCTGGCTGCTCGGGCGAACTACCGGCAGACCTGTGTGAACTTGCGTGATGGGATCTTGCAAGAAGCATGGCACTTGAACAACGACTTCCTGCGTCTGTGCGGTGTGGGCTTAACCGGAATAGCCACCCGCCCTGACCTGAAAGCCTACGACTATGTGGAACTGGAACGAACAGCTACAGCAGCTGCATACGGAATGGCTGATGAACTTGGAACACCGCGTCCAAAGAATGTCACAACGGTCAAGCCCTCCGGCACTCTCTCGAAAATCATGGACACCACTGAAGGTGTTCACAAGCCACTTGGTAAGTACATCCTTAATAACGTGGTGTTTTCTAAGTTTGATCTTGTGGTTCCTAAGCTTCGGGCTTCTGGTTACCGTGTCTTCGATCATCCATTTGATAAAGAGTCTGTGCTTGCTACCTTTCCTGTGGCTTGGGAGACTGTTCACTTCGACAAAGTAAATGGTGTCGAGGTAAACATTGAGTCAGCGGTGGCCCAGCTGGAACGCTACAAGATGCTGATGGAAAGCTGGTGTCAACAGAATGTCTCCGCGACTATCTCGTATGACGCTTCAGAAGTTCCGGCAATTACCCAGTGGTTGTTTGACAACTGGGACAACTACGTTGGTGTGAGCTTCCTCTTCCGCAACGACCCAACCAAGACAGCAGCCGACCTCGGCTATCTCTACCTCCCCCAAGAGGTAGTGACCAAGGCTGTCTATGACGAGTACCTGACCCGCATCGTTCCCTTTGAGCTTGATGAGACCACTGTCTCGGATGACTTAGAGGATGACTGCGCGGGTGGTGCCTGTCCGATTCGATAACAACTGAGCTTGCACTCGGTCTTCGTTGGAGGGCTTCCTCTGGCGGCGGATAGCCACATCCAAAAGGTGGTCCATCAGGTGCGAAGCCTGTCTCTTCACAACACACAAAGGAAATCTAATGACTGATGTCAAACGGGCCGTATGGGACCTTGAAACAAATGGCCTGCTAGATACCGTCACCAAGATCCACTGCATGGTGATCCGCACGGAGTCGGCCTCGGTGAGGTTCTCCGATGAACCCGCTGAAGGAAGACAAGGCTCCATCTATGAGGGCCTGCGTCATCTGGAGAAGATGCACATGGAGGACGGCTTCCACATTGGGGGCCATAACACCATCAACTACGACCATGCCGTAGTCGAGAAGCTGTACCCCGATATGTTCATCTTCGATAAGGACCGCTGCTTCGACACCCTTGTGATGTCCCGTCTGATCTGGAGCCACATCAAGGAGATCGATGCTGGCCTGATGAAGAAGGGCAAGCTTCCTGGTGCCCTCTTCGGGCGGCACTCACTGGAAGCCTGGGGCGTACGCCTCGGCCTTCTCAAGGGTGACTTCGGCAAGAAGGAAGCTGAAGCTGACGCCGATGTCTGGGCTGTGTTCACACAGGAGATGCTGGACTACTGCGACAGGGACACCGAGGTGACCATGAAGCTTCTTGCTACCTGCCTCAAGAAAGACTACAGCCAACAGGCTATTGATCTTGAACACCAGATCCAGTGGGTGATGAGCCAGATGATGCGTAACGGTTTCTGCTTTAACGAGCAGGCCGCTGCCGAACTGCTGGTCAAGCTGATCGTGCATAGGGACCGCCTTGAGGCAGAACTCAAGAACACCTTCAGCAACTGGGAAGTACAACTCCCTGACTTCATCCCCAAGCGCCCGAACAAAACCTTGGGCTACCAAGTTGGTGTGCCTGTGCCTCGCTTCAAGACCGTGGTGTTCAACCCCCGATCCCGCGACCACATTGCCAACCGACTGACCTTCCT